ATCCGTCGCCATCTGGCAGCCACCGCAGCGGTGAAGGCCGGCCGGTCCCGTCGCCTGGTGGGGGCCTGATGGAGAGCTTCTACCCCAACAGCACCGGTGCCATCCGCCTGGCCAACCGCGGCGGCTCCATGCCCGACTGGCGCATCCGCGAGCTCGCCGAGGCCGGCATGATCAGCCCGTTTGAGCCGAGGAAGATCAGGCGGATTCATACCAAAACAGAGGATCCTCACAGGCTTGAGGTTGTGTTTGGCGATGCCATCCCCGCCATCAGCTACGGCTGCTCTTCCTACGGCTACGACCTCACCCTGGCCCCGCACGACTTCCGGGTGTTCCGGCACGTGCCGGGCTTGATCGTCAACCCAAAAGCCTTTGACGATCGCTGCCTGGCACCGGCAGAGCTACACGAGGATCCCTACGGCAGGTTCTTCATTCTCCCGGCCCACACCTACGCCCTCGGCGTGGTGATCGAGCGCCAAGCCCTGCCGCCCAATGTGACCGCTCTCTACATCGGCAAGTCCACCTACGCCCGCTGTGGCGTGATCGTGAACACCACCCCCGGCGAGGCCGGCTGGGAGGGTCACCTGACCGTGGAGATCAGCAACAGCAGCGGCGCCGACTGCCGCATCTACGCGAACGAGGGCATCTGTCAGGCCCTGTTCTACGAAGGTGTGCCCTGTGACCAGCCCTACGGGGACGGGAAGTATCAGGGGCAGGCGGCTGGGGTGACCTTGGCCAAGGTCTGATGCCACCGCTCAACCTTATGCACCACGCCGCCTCCCACGACTGGGGCGGCTTTCCCGTCTGGCGGGAGGTGCAGGAGGCCAGGGCTGCAGAGCAGGCGATCCCGGCGACGGTCGAGCCCTACACCGCCAGCTTCCGCAACTACATCGCGACCGCCTTCCCGCGGTTCCCCTTCACGCGTCACACCCTGCGGCTGATCGCGTTGGCGCAACGGGTCGCGGATGGCGAGCTGCCGCGGCTGATGGTGGAGCTGCCGCCCAGGCACTGGAAGTCCACGATCTTCAGCCGCTTCCTGCCGGGCTACTGCCTGCGGCGGTTCCCAGATCGCTCCGGCGGCATCTGCTGCCAGTCCCAGGATCTGGCGACCGGCTTCTCGGAGGCGGCCAAGGGCTACTACGTCGCCTCCGGCGGCATCCTGCGGCCCTCCCTCTCCGGCAAGGAGGAATGGGCTGGCCTCGACGGCATCGGCAGCATCTGGACCGCAGGCATCGGCAAGGGAACCGGTAAGCCCGGGCACTGGCTGTTCATCGATGACCCGATCAAGGGCCGCGAGCAGGCCGAATCCGCCGCCTTCCGCCGGCAGGTCCACAACTGGTGGGATTCGGTGCTCAGCACCAGGGAAGAGCCCAACAACTCCGTGGTGGTGGTTCACACCCGCTGGCATGAGGCCGACCTGATCGGCTACCTGCTCGGCAAGAACCTGGAGCTGGAGAAGGAGGGGCTGGAGGACGACTGCGAGCGCTGGCACGTGGTCAGCCTGCCGATTGAGGCGGTGCCAGCCCATGAGGCCAAGCCGCTGCCAGCCACCGTCAGCCGTGAGCCCGACCCACGGCAGCCCGGTGAGGCGCTTGACCCCGAGCGCTTCAACGAGCGTTGGATCCAGCGCAAGCGGGCCAACACGCCCGAACGGGATTGGGAGAGCGTCTACCAGCAGCGGCCCAGCAGCGGCAAGGGCACGATCTTCTTTCGCGATCGGCTGCGCTTCTACGGCTGCCCCGAATGGCCCGGTGACGAAGGCGATGCCCTGCTGCCGCGGGCCTTCCTGCGCACGATCCTTTCGGTGGACTGCAGCTTCGACAACACCGAAGGCTCCGACATGGTTGCGATGGGCCTGTGGGGGCAGACCGTGGAGGGTGCCTGGCTGCTGGATCTGGTGGATGAGCGGCTCGACTTCCCGGCCACCGTGGCGATGATCCAAGCCCTCTGGCGCCGGCATGGCTTCGGGGAGCTCCTGATCGAGAAGAAGGCCAACGGTGCCGCGGTGATCAAGACCCTCACCGCCTCCGCCCACGGCTACCGGGTGGTGGAGGCTGGCGCCGGGGCGATGGGGTCCAAGGAATCCCGCGCCAATGCCGCCAGCGTGGAGGTGAACGCCGGCCGCGTGTTCCTGCCGCGTTCTGCCCCATGGAGCACCAAGGTGGTGGATCAGTTGATCCAGTTCCCGGCCGCCACCTTCGATGACATCGTGGATCAAACGAGCCAGCTGCTGATCTATCTGATCGGTTCCGGCCCGCTCAGCTTCTCCACCGTGTCGTGGGGCCATGGCGCCACACCACAGCCGGTGGATCGCGAAGGATTGAGACAGCAAGGCTGGTCCGATGATGCAATCATGGCCCTAGAAAATGGCCTGATCAGACGGTGAGCACGGCCTCGACGACACGGCGCCCTCGGGCGGCCCGCAGCACCAGTTCCGTTCATCCGCGGGGCCATGGCCCACTGGCTGCGGGACAAAGGCCACAGCTCGGGCGTGCGCTTCCCCGATCGTTGGCGCGACCACGCGCCGCGGGTGCGGCGCCTGGCGGCCGAAGGCGCCACCCTGACGGCCGTGATGGCCGCCACCGGGCTATCGGCGGCCGATGTGGAGGGGATCCTCTCCTCTCAGGCGGCACCGTGCCTGCTCGACCCGGAGAGCTACCAGTGCGAGGCCAGCGAACCCGACCCGCTGGATGAGGCCGAGGGCTTTGCGGAGCTGGCCGATGCCCTCCGCTTGGCGGATGAGGCCCATGCCGCCCTGCGTTGGGCGGATCGGCAGATGCTCGAGGCGGCCTGGGAAGCCCCGCGGCGGCGGCAGCTGGCACCGCTACCCCATGGCCAGTTCCTGCATCACGCCCGCCTGCTGCTGCGCGGCCAGCGGCCACAGCCGGCGGAAGAGCAGCAGAGCCTGGTGCTGGAGCTTCCCAGCCCTGAGGCCACGGACCAGGGGGCTGGCAGCCGGCGGCGCATCACCGACCCCTCGGAGATCCTGCAGGTGGCTGAACAGTTGGCCCTCTTCGATCCCTGTCACGATCAGGACTCCAGCGGGAAAACTGCCGCAGCAGGCATAGAAGGCGGACGTGAGGGCAGCGATCAGCCATCCGACGGACAAGGGCGATCTCCCCTCGTTTCACCATCCGCGGCTGGCCGAAGTGCTGGCCGATCTCGATCTCGCCGCTGATTGCTGGGATCTGCTGCGCGGTGAGGCCAAGGAGCGGCACCTTCCCAAGGAAGAAGGCGAGCCGAAGGAGGCCTACAAGGCGCGGGTGCGGCGCAGCAGCTACCCGAGCTTTTACCGCGATGCGATCATGGCCTTCGCCGGTGTGCTCTCGCGCTATCAGCTGCGCGGTGAGCAGCGGAGCCTGCAGGAAGCCGCGCAGGACATCGATGGGCAGGGCAACAGCCTGAGGGCGTGGGGCATGACGGCCGATGCGCTGGTGCTGCGTGATGGCGGCTGTCTGCTGATGGCCGACATGCCCACCGGACAGGTTGAAAGCCGAGCCGCTGAGCTGGCCCAGGGTCGCCGACCCATGTTCAGCATTGCCGAGCGGCGCAACGTCCTCAACTGGAAGGTTCAGAAAATCGGCCGCCAGAAGATCGCCACCGCCGTGACGGTTCGCGAGTGGCATGAAGTCGAAGATGGCGAGTACGGCCTGAAGTTGGAGCCCCGCTACCGGGTGATGCGCGGCGGCGGCTGGCGGCTGCTCAAGATCACGGGCGACGGTGGCCGAGTGAAGGGCGGCAACTATCAGGTGGACGTGCTGGATGAGGGCCAGTTCGTTGGTGCCGGTGGCCAGCCGTTGATCGCGCCCCCGGTCCGCTGGTACGGGGCGAGCCGTGACGGCTTCGGGGAGGGGGGCCTGCCGCTGCTCAGCCTGGCGAACCTCACCCTTGACTGGTTCCGCGAATACTCCGACTTGAAGGAGCTGCTGCACCGCTGCGCACTGCCGGTCACGGTGCTCAAGGACGCCGGCCGGGTGCCCGGGACACCGCTCACGCTTGGCCCCAACAGCCTGGTGGAGATCAAAGACCCCAACGGCAGCCTGTCCTTTGCCGAACCCTCCGGCGGCAGCCTCGACAAGCACCTGCAGCATCTGCAGGCGATCGAGAAGCTCATCGATCGCAGCACCCTCTCGTTCCTGTTCAGCGGCAGCGGGGATCGCACCGCCACGCAGGCGGAGCTGGAGTCCGCCCAGCTGCAGGCGAACATCACCGCCCTCGGCGAGGCGAAGAGCTCCGCCTGGGAGAGCCTGTTTCAGCTCTGGGGGGCCTTTACCGGCGAGGCGCCGCAGGCTGGTGCCGGCCTTGACCTGCTCCCTGGCATCACCGACAAGCCGGTGGACGATGCCCTTTTGAACCTCGCCGGCACCCTCTACGACAAGGGCCTGCTGCTGCGCGAGACCGTCACCAACCTGGCGCAGCGCCGCGGCATGCTCCGCCCCGGCACCGATGGCAAGAAGGAAGCCGAGGCACTCGCCGCCGAGGATGCCCGCCAGCAGGCCCTGCTGAACCCGCCGACGCCCGGGCCGAACGACCTGGCCGGCGGCAACATGGATGCTCAGGGCCTGCCGCTGAACTGAGATGGCGCAGATCGGTGATCAGCAGCTCCGCCTGGCCGATGACTATGCGGCCGCGCTCGACACCCTGGCGAACCGCGCCACGGACAACACCACCGCAGCCCTGACGCGAGCCCTGGCCCGCACGCTGCGCGATCTCCGCCGGTACTACGGGCAGTTCGTGGATCCGCAGCTGCCGGATCAGCCCTCCGCCGATGGCGTGACGCGCCGGCCCGGGGCCTACTCCATCGCCGATGGCTCAGCGAAGTTCCGCAAGCTGATCGAACTGGCGCAGGGCTTCCTGCCGGAGCCGATGCTGCAGCGCCTGGAGCTGCAGTTCCGCCGCGACTTTGCCGAAGCGGTTCAGCTGGGCGGTGAGCTGGGGCAGCAGCTGGCGCAGACCGCCAACCCTGACAGCAACCCGAAGGGCACGTTCGTCGGCGCATCTCGCG